TTTTACAATAATACATGTAACTGGAAAACCTTTAGCCTTGTTTTTTGGGGAAGTATTTTTTCATAAGCCAAATCAAAAAAAAGACATGGATAAACCGTGTCTTTTTTTTGATGAAAAACTTTTATTTTTTTAATGCTGTGATTGCTATTTCTTTGTATTTTTTAACATGCAATGCTACAGAATCCCTTAAAAAATGCGCTTTACCTGAAGTATGTTTCATATCGTTTAACTCATTTTTTAGCGCATATTTCACATTACTACCCACATAAACTGTCTTTTTCTCAGGTTCGGCAAGCTTTTTATATTCCTCAGGATCTGCCGACGCTCCCGGCATTGTATTAGCTGATCCTTGCTTGCCTTTTATTGCGTATGTTATACTGTTCCTCAGTCTTCCAGTATCTACAGGACAATCTTCTTTTGCGTGCGTTTCCATCTCAGCCCCTATCATTTCACATGCAAGTTCTAATTTTTGCTCCAGACTTTTCAAAAGCTTATCACTATTATCAACTATGTTATTCATTTATGATCTCCTCCTCGCCTTTTCATTGGCTATCTGCCCACTGTGGAAATTATTGGAGGTATCATTGCTAAAATACTTGATATGTCCATCAGACATCCTCATCCCTACTATATGTGTACCCATGGCACATCTGCAGTTATACACAGTTCTAGGCTTTGCTTGTGGGTCTCCGGGGTATCTCAGGTCGTCTCCATTGCCGTCCACAAAATAATCATTGATATCCACTTCCTGCCCGTCTAATGCTAGATGTGCATCACGTGTCCGGCTATCAGCCGTGGATATCCATTTTTTTTTCAACACAGCTCCCTGACTTTCTAGCCTTTTATAGCTATCAAGCCTGCCCACGTTTTCAGCACCTGTTACCATGGTACGTGCATTCCTGATGCTTGCGTTTTTGTTATGAGCCACAATCGGCAGGATTCTCTTGGCTATTTCATCCATACTTTCGCCCTGAACGATTCCTTGTACTACAGCACTGTTTATCTGACGCATGTTCCATCTCTTGTCTTTTGGGATGTCTAAGTATTTTTCTAAGTGCATATAAGGTGTCTCTATCCCATCTTCCAAAAAACGCCTTTTTAATACATCCTCATTTATAAGCGCAAAATCAATACCTAGTTTTTTAGCATCGGCACTCAGCTGATTATAATTCAGCGTGTAAATCTCAGGCAATGAGTCGTTTACATAAGATAAGGCTGTCTTATTAACCTCTGCTAGGCGTGTAGTAATCATATCGACCATGGAGTCATATTGTGCATTTCTCAGCGTGTAATCACGTAAAGCATCTGTATAAGCTTTTTTGGCTTTATCTTTATCTTTACCACTTGCGTTTAAGAAAGCTAATCTGAGGGAACTTAAATGCTTTTTACCATGCTCCATATAATCATACCATTCAGCCGTTATGTTCTTTAACGCTTTTCGGTATGTTTTTGTTATACGCTTTTCTAGTGCTTCAAGCTTTTTATCTGTTAAAACCCTTGCTTTATCTGGCATTATGCTTCACCCTCTTGAGTTTCTTCTTGTTCTTGCTCCTGCTCTTGCTCCACTTGTGCATACCTTTCAGCTTCTTCCTGCTGTATCTTTTCCAGAATATTATCCACTTCATCAGGGTTCAGGAACGGTAACTTTTTAAGTATTGTTTCAGTGTCTAAGAACTGCGCAGCAGACAAAATGGTCTGAGTATCTTCAGCAGTATTGATTAAGCGTTCACGCTTAAAGGTCGGAGTATCCTGAACATCTATCAACGTCAAGAGATGCAAAATAAATTCAGTTATGCAATTTTCAAATTCATCACATTTTAAGTCTAAGTTTTCATAGGATGCTTTGATTGCCGTAGCCGTCACATTGCCGGCACTTATCTTGTCTGTATCAAGTGCCATTGCATCACGATACAAAGAATCACGCAAGTTATACAATAATTGATTACGTGCTTCATATGGCACATTGATTGTGTGGGCTTCTGCTCGTGAGCCTTCATCATCCACAACTGCTGCCTTTACTCTCTTCATATGCTCGACAAACTTTACAAGGTCGATATCATCCATCCCTCCGGCGTTCTGAATTGTCCAATAGATTTGTGATGCGTCGTCTAAATCAGACGCAAAGGTACTCTGCACTAGATCATAGCAATCTATCTTTTCCCTAAGACCGATAAGCTCACTCTGATGCTCTTCATTACCCCATAAAGGTATAACAGGAAAACCAGGATAATTTTGTCTGTCCGTTATCTCAAAATCGCCTATATTATTGTGGGCAGTAAATACCTGATATAACTGTTTTTCGTTTACGACATAATACTCAGAATCTTTCCACATGTACTCTGTATAGCCATCTTCCTCGTACAGCGTAGCCCGGAGAGGTTTATTATCATCAATCTGCCAAAATCTTATACCTGCATGTAATGCACCATCTTCTTCACCCCATAGAGGTACAAACTCTGTAATTTTGAATACTTCTAGCCTGTTCTTATTCCAGAAACCGAAGGCAACGCCACCCCATAAGGCATACTTGGCAAGCCTTTGCAAAAGAACATCAAATTTAGCCCCACCCAGTTTGTCTTTTGTGGAATTTTCAATAAAGTCAGTACCATTGTTCAACAGATAGCTTACTTCCTGCTTGACAAATATACTAAAAAACGCGTTACAGAGTTTATAATTTGCTGAATAATTATCAGGAACAGCTTCTCCTGATATGGTATATAGTAATTTTTGATAGTTTAGAATAGTGGTGTTTCGCTTTTTGTAATACTCATAAGCAGTAACAGCGTCCTTGTAATCATCACTTCTCTTGTGTTCAGCGATTGCTTCAAAAACAAACTGCATTTTTCTAGCGTCATTATCCACATACTCAAGTAAATCTTCATATGTTTTCATGGTTTAACTCCTTTATACATTTTTGATATGATACAATCTTCTAATAAGACTAGCTAAACTGTCTGGAGCATCATCATGTTCAGCATTTTCATTATAGTCACAGATTTGTTCAATATATTCCTCGTCAGTTCCTGTTACAAATATAACATCTTTCCAAGCACCTTTCAAGTAGCTTGTTATTTTTAGGAATTTATTCATATCTTCGTGATAAGTAATAGCTCTTTCATCCTTTTTTCTAAATTCTTTAGCAAGATATCCTTTATCACCATTATCCTCACAAATAAACTTATTAGCCATCAATTGATTTTTCCATGCGATCATTTCATCAATGCATTTATCAACATGTTTATGCCATAATTTCCCAAACACATATATTTTGTCATCTGTTTTTTTAATGATTGTAAATGCAGTATAATCACCACCACCATAAGCCGCATCACAATGGGCATATCTGGCTTGTTCAACAAATGATATGTCTGCACCTTTTTGTGGATTATCAAAAATAACATCTTCGCTGGCAATATGTCTTAATTCATAATTTGCCGCGAATAATGAAGCGGTCATTTTGCTTTTGATTTCTTGTAATTCATTATCTGATATAATTTCTTTTATTTCTTCATGATAGCAATTATACTTCTCGGCTTCGGGCATTATCGAAAAGCAATCATCCTTATGCCAAGGTGTTCCTGTGTTGAATATACGACCGCCCCTGTTCTTTACATTTTGGAGCTCTTGATAAATTATTTTTGTACGCTCTCTCTCAGCTTGCGAAATCCTATCTTGTATATTGACAATATCATCAGTGAAGATAATGTCAAAATGCTTACCTGTTAAGGATGACCCCATACCAATTCCTATAAGCTGTGATGTACCTTTAATGTCGCTTGTAAGGTTTGTTGATATCTCTGTGGCTGACTCCACCACCAACCGCAACTGTATCCCATATATAGCCTGCACGAATACTTGTATCTGTGGGGATTTGAGTATCTTTGCTACCTGCTTGATAACCTCTTTCACGTCTGTATCAGTTTTTCGCATGAACATGATACGTTTATTTGGCAGAAGTATCATAATTAAAACAAGGGCAATAGACACACAGGTAGTCTTGTAAGTACCTCTTGAAGCTTGCAAGGTTTTGTCGTCTTTGCCCTTTATCATCTTGATTATCCATCGGTTATGAATAGACTTTAGCTTTGTAAATCCTAACAGGTGTCCTAACTTATATGGCTTTGATATAAGGAATTTTACCGCATCACTCCGATTCATCCATTACCATCCTCTCAACTTCGCTTATGACATCCGCATCAACTTCGGCAACCTGTATTTTTTCAACAGGCTTCTGTCCGCTTGAATCTCTCACTATCTCAAAAGCCTTGGAATCGCCATCGAGAGCCTTTTTGACCTGTTCCAAGGCTATTGCCTCTGCAACACTCATATCCTGTTTTTTGTCACTCAGATTCTTTTTTTTCACATTAGATTCAAGCAATACTTCTAAGGCAAGTCGCAGGTCTCTTTTCTTTCTTCTCGCCTCTGCTGATGCCTTTCCGCCCTTCGACCCTATTTCTCGTGCTTTCTCCGTGGTTAAAGGTTTAAGATTATCTTCATTTCTCGCCATTAAAATCTCACCTCATTCCAATCAGTTCCGAATCTGTTTATAATTTCCTTAAAGTCCTCTAAATCATGTGGTTTGACAAAATACGATTCAGAGTTATCCTTATTGCATCCAATTCCCACATGAAGTAATTCATGGAATAAAAGTATTTTTAACTGTTCCTCAGAAAATCCCTCAACATTTGGTTCAAATACTGTGATTGTAAAATCGGCAGGAATCCCCCATTTATATTTGTCTGCTACCTTTTCACATTGACCAAATATAATTTTATTTCCTGATTTTTTTTTGTGTTCACTTGATAAATAAACAATAGTTGCTTGTGAATTTCGCACATCCACCAACGCATCTTCCGTATTTATCAGTTCCCTTGCGATTTCTGAATATTTTTCGTTTAATGTTCTTTTGTCCATTTTTTACCTCCTGTATAAATAGATAATAACATTTATTTGTATTTTTTTCAACAAAATGTATTTTTATAATGTTCCTTTGCATCATGCTCCAAGCATATTGCACATCGTACACGATTCTGGACGGCTTTACGTTTTCCACACCTCACACATATACCTTTAGCTTTTCGCTTGGCATAAACATTCCGGTTATGCGTAGCCATTTTTTTGTTTCTCTCGGCTCTCTTTTCCTCAGTAAGTTCAGCTTCATACCTGTGGTTATATGTATACTTTTTAGTAAGACACTCAAGGCAGACTTTTTCATCGCCAAATAACGTATTTTTCCCACACGTAGGACAGACGTGATTTTTTTTAAGGAAATCACGCCTTGCCTTTGCTTTGTGTCTGAGCTTTTCACAACATTTAGTGCAATAAATGCCTTCACGGTCAAGTTCCTGTCTGCACATGATACATTTACCTTCTTCTTTTAACTTATCATGATAACGCTTGCTTCTTGTTTTCTGGCTCATTTCCCAGTACTCCCAAAACCATTATCCCCTCTTACATTTTCACCCTTATCATTAAAGCCGTCAACCTGTGCCATGTAGATATAGGGTATTGGCAGGATCACCAACTGGATTATCTTATCACCCTTGTCAAAAGTATATGCAGATTCTCCGTTGTTATATAACTTAACTTTTATGCTACCTGTATAATCTGCGTCAATAACGCCTTCACCGCTCAAACCGTGGTTAACATTAAGTCCTGATTTACTCTTTAGCATACCCACATACCCCCGGGGTATCTTCACATGAACCCCGGTATCAATTACTGCACTTGTTCCAAAAGGCACAAAACATTTTTTTGGTGTCCTTAAATCAAATCCTGCATCAAACTCATATGCTCTTTCAGGCATATATGCTCCATCATCCAATACTACATCAACTCTCATGTGTTCCCTCCCTTTCTGCACATTGCCAAAAATCTTCTCTCTTGTCAATGCTATGAATACATTTATTGCAAGGGTAAAACTCTTCGCTCAAATCTTCCCATTTACATCTTCCACAAATATGGTATCTTTTATCTGCTATAATTTCTTCTTTTGTCATTGCTATACCTCACTTTCTGCTTTGTATTTGTCAATAACCTGCAAAATTTCGTTAATACAATCATTCCATCTTACAGCCCCATCATTTTTTGGAGTATTTTTCAAAATCACTCGGTACATTCCACTTATCTCATCTCTCATCTTGTCAAATTCGGCTATCAATTTACTCATTTTTCTCCCTCACTTTCTGCTGATGTGTTTGATACTCTTGAATGTTCTTTAGCATCCCATTTCTTCCACAGGTGATATAACGTGTATGCCATAGGCTTGAGTACATAATCATTCTCAACGGATTTGTTATATTCTGCCGTCAATTCTTCAATAGCTTTTTTCAAATTTCTCTTGTATCGCTCCTGTAACCTCATTTATTCCTCCCTTTCTAACTGCTCCAGTCTTTCAATAACCTCATTAAGTGTTTCATGCCAATTTGTATGACTTTTGCCATATCTTGCTAAATAGCCTTGTATCTCAATTAGTGTCAGTATCAGCTCTTTATTCGTCGCATCTTCTCTTCTCGGAAAATTCATTTTTTCATACCTCCTCTTATAATCTCATAGATATATTCATTTCTATATTTTCCTTGTAAATCCTTAGTGATATCATGCAAGCATACAATATTACCGCCATGCTTCTCACAAAATCTGTCATATCCCTTTTTAGCGTGATTACCTTGTATTACTCTCCACTCTACTCTATGATGTTGATCTACAAGTTCATTCAGTTTGTTATATGTGTCTCTTACTACTGTCTGATTCCCTTCCTCAAAAGAATACCAACCAAAATTATTAACACTATCAACATCCGGACATATATGGTATGCAAGATAGCCTATAACATCTATAACATTATTTTTATCTACAATCGCCCACTGATAATAATTATCTCTTACTTCTATCTTAGGTAATTCAAATCCATAGGCATACCCCACATAATAGAAATATCGCTCTGTGTAAATTTCTTTTTGAAATTTATTTTCTAATTCATCCTTATATAATATTGCAGGAACTAACATTTTCATACCTCACTTTCTTTATATGGTTCAGGTAATGGCATCCATGCGACAACATTCTCCCAATATTCAGGATTACCACACCATATACCAATCATAATATAACCTTGTTTGACTGTAACCAAATAACTAGCATTATCTTTTGGCAGCCTCTCGCTGACAGGAATCCACCTTGTTTGTGGTGTGATTGGTGGTAAATTCTCAACAAATTCTGTCACCGTCATATCAGGAGCATTAAAACCATATTTAATCATTTGTTCTTTTACCACATGTCTGCTGATAGCATCCTCACAAGGCTCTTGGTTTAATGCCTTAATTGCCATATCCGCCGCTTCTTTATCCTTCGGTACACAAGGATTTAATTCACAATCCTTTAAAATTATAATTGCCTCTTCTCTTGTCATTCTGTATCACTCTCCTCTATATCCTCAAATTTTCCTTCATTGATTGCATTTTCAAAATCATCAGATACTGGCGTGTTTAACGTGTCAACAACGCTCCCGACAACATCCTGCAACGCTTGCATTAATGTTCTGTTTGCTCTTATTTCTTCTGCATTTGCTTCTATGTATATAAATTTCATTGTTCTTCCTCCTTATCTGCTTCAATAATTGTTTGCGCATCCTCGATAATGTCACCTATCTCAATTCTGTTCCAAGTCTGACAATCATAACCTTCTGTACCGTCTATAAAATCTCCGTACAATTCATCTGCATCAATCAATCTTCCGTGACCTTTTGGAAGTATCTTATATTTACAAGAATAAAAATCTGTTTTTCTTTCTACAGCTACAAATTCTAATTGTCCATTGGTATAAAGCAATATTATATTCACAAAACCTTTTTCTCCTTCATCTTCATGAATGTACTTGCTTTCTTCTAATGACTTCTTTATCTGTTCCTCTGGTATATCAATTACAATTTCCATCAGCGTTTACCTCCTTCTCTTCTAAGTGTTCAAAATAAAATGATAACGTCATATATTTACAATTTATCGGTCTTGCATCACATACCTTTGCTATTTCTAAAAAATCACAACCATCACATCCGTTACAAAGATAATGAGAACCTATTTTCATTAAGACTTTTGAAGTAGTTAGTTCTTCATCCTCTTTATTGTCATTCATCATCGTTCACCTCACTTTCCGTTTTCATAAAGTGTTCGTTTTCAAATACTCTTACGCCATCTTCCGTACCTCTTAAATAAAGAGTTGTTAATTTACCTTTCCAAAAACATTTGGGGCATAATTTACCATGATAAAATATAGGGTCTTTATTAACGCTATACATTCTGTTTCCACAACAACCTGTATAAAAGAACATACCGTCACCGTGTGCTTCTTCAAGATACTGATAGGTTGCCTCTGCCTTTTTCATTTCTCATTCCTCACTTTCTGGAGCGTTTATGTCTTGCCTAATTAAATTTTTTATGTATCCCTGTTTGTTTTCTTCCTTTGCTAACTTATTAAGAACGTCAGCATCTGTGTTGTTGTTTAGCTTTAACTTTATTTGTGTAGTATTAAGTCTATCATACTTATCATTGGCTCTTTTTTGTGATTCGGATGTCATTATTCTTCCTCCTGTTCTCATAAATTCTTCAACGCATCTTTCACTTGACTATAACTCAAGTCTGAAAAGCTGACATATTCTATTTTGTGATTATGACCGTCTACCTCTTTCAGCAGGTGACCTATTTCGTTGAGAGTCAGCAACCTATTATTGACATAAACACCATTTCCTTTATCGTCTATCTCATACGACTTTGTTCCTACAACCTCACCGGTGTATCCTGTTATTATCTCATAACCTGCCAGCGTTTCAATTTCTTTTCCGATTCATATCTTATCTTTTATCATAACTTTGTACCTCCATTATGATCATGCCATCATCTGCATTTTCAATTCACGTTTATACTTGTATAAGGTATTCCTACACAGGTGCGCCTGTTGTCGTTTGCCATCAACCTCAATCATTTTACTATTGATTATAGCTAGGACTTCCTTATCATTGTTTGTTCCGTTAAAGTCCTTGCTATATTGCCGTATAAGGCTTTTTATGGGCTTTTCTTTTTTTGACGGTATAGATGCACCCTTGTGACGTCCGAGTGTCTTACCATTGAGTTTAGCGACAGCAAGACCCTCTCGCGTGCGCTGTTGTAAGTCGGTTACTTCTTTTTCAGATTGAATAAATGCTTGCATGATATCATCTTTCACTTTTTCAAGTATAAAAGAATTGATTGCATCAAGTATACCATTGACAAGCTTAGTTGTTGAGTCGTTTTCTGTGTATATGGCGTTTATTGACCCGTTAAGGGCTTTTTTGTAAGAATCCGTATTGATGTACGGTTCTTTTATAAAAATGAGATTTACACCTCTTAAATAAAGTTTTTGATATATATCGAATCCCTCTTCGCTATTACGTGACATTCTGGACACACTATCAAATATTATAGAATCATCTTTTTTTACGGCATTGAGTAGTTTCTGGAACTCAGGGCGATTAAGTGTCGTTCCGCTTATTTTTTCGGATAATATAATTGCCTGTGGATATATAGCCTTGATATTATATATCTGGCGTTCTATGCTCTGTTTTTTTGTGCTAACTCCCACATATCCATATATCATAGCACTGATCCCCTTTATCTAATTATCAGCACATGTTTGTGCTATAAGGTCTTTAAGCTGTTGTAATTCCACTTCTTTACGTTGCAACTTCTCTTTAAGCATTTTAGCAAGGTTATTTCTGGCTTTTTTGTCGAAGCAGATATATTGCTGTGTACCGTAAAAATGTATACTTGCATCAGGATACTCCAGCTTAAATTGTGAGAATAACTCTCGTGATAACTCTTTATTAGCCATAACATAAGGTTTAGTTTTTCTTTTTAGCAATTCTTTCTTAAAATAGATGTACTCATCATTTCTTATCATAATTCTGTACCTCCTTACACTGCTTTAATAATTAACTTGCTTGTGTAATCTATTCCTTTTAATTCTTCTTTTGTTTTTGCAAAATCCAGAAAATCTTTAATAGTTATTTTTCCGTTTGTATCTTCCACATCACATACCACAAAACGCTCACCGCATTTATAAGCCATTGTGTTTTTTGGTACTTTAACAATAATATTCATAACTTTGTACCTCCCTTATCTGTGAGGGGCTTTGTTGCCCCTCTGATTTTTCTATGCTCCTATTTTTACTATAAACTCAGCTTTCTGCATTGCCCTTAACCACTCTTCATTGTCTTTTATTTCCATTATTTCTTTGTTTATTTTGTCTTGCTTTTCTGCTTCTTCCTTTGTAACTTGTTTTCCATTGATGTAATACTTTGTCATATCTTTGTACCTCCTATCTATATACTGTCTTGCTTTTATTATTTAAGATTATTAAGCTGATCAATTAGATACTCTTCAAGATAAACAATCATTCCGTTGTACTTACAATATGGTTGCTTGCTATTTGCTTTCCATATTCTTAAATAAGTTATCCCATATTGATTCCATTCTACCCAAGGTTTTCCATCCCTTAAAACCACTTTAAATGTTGCTTTCATATCCCTTTACCTCCTGTTATTTGGTGCTTTTCTTAACTTCTGATATAAGTATACACCCATATAACATAAAAGTCAATACTTTTTTTAAAAAAAATTATATTTTTTTTATTCCATTACCTCTGCCTCAATCTTTTTGTAAACTGCTAACCTTTTTTTATACCACCCTTTATACATCCCAAACGAATCCAGAAAATCAATCACAGTGCCATATTCTTTGCCAGGAGCTTTTCGTCCGACTCTTCCTGTTGCCTGTGTAATGGTTGTAGAATTCTTTTCAGGAGTAGCAAACACCACATATCTCAGGTTGGGAACATCAAGCCCCTCTTTTGCAAGTTGATATGTCGCCAGTACACAATCAATCTCTCCATTGTTTAACGCTTCAAGTGCCTGCCTTCTTTCCACTTTCGCCTTTTTGCTCTGACCTTGCCCGGATAAACAAACCGCTTTCATGTTATGATTTTTAGCTTCATTACACATTTTTTGCAAATATTCCACACGATTCGCCAGTACCATTGTAGGAGCGTATAAATGCAGTATTTCACGCATTACAACTTTAAAACGTTCTGCATTATGTATCATATCATCTATTATTTTTGCATAATCAAGTGTGCCATCACCCATAAGAACCATATCTGTATTTGGAAAGTATCCTGTTTCTACAGTTTGTACCACCACCTTGCAAGTGGTATCTCTTACTTCATCCCTAGATACTTTGTGGATAACATCTCCCAACAACGCAAACATAGATTTTTCCAAACCATCTGCACGCTTAGGTGTAGCCGTAAGACCTATCTTGTATCTGGCAGATAAACTTGATAAGACCTTGTAGAACTGAGTAACTCTTGTAGGGCTACCCGCTGCGTGCTGACAATTATGTACTAAAACACCGTTAGCAAAATAATTATTATTATCTTCTACTTCGACATTGTAGACATAACCATCTGGACACAATCCTCCAAATGTTCCATCACTTGTTTGTTCTTGAATCTCAACACTGTCCACCCTAATCCAATCAAGAACTGCTCTTTCTTTTTGTCTTGTTTTTGGCGTTCTATCAAACAATGAGATCTGCCATCTACCTCTATTGCTACCATTTTTTCGGGTATCGCTATATCCACCTTGTAACAAGTCGGATAACCGGAATCTCTTTTCATTTTTGTTGGAATTGGATATTCTGTATAAACATTCACAAAGTCTGCTAATTTGATTGCTAAATTTTGCTGTGGCACAGTAAGCCCCATGCCGTTTCCACATCTTATCCGTGGCTTGTGTCCAATTTCTTTTAATCTGTCTGATACCGCTTTCCGCACTTCCGGATTTTTCATAGGATTGTTTTTTGTCATCCTTTCCACTATCTGTGAATGATATTTTATATTCATCTTCTTCATGTTCTCGGATGCCTTTTTTCTGCGCTCCTCTGTCCAAATATTCCTTTTGTGACCACCTTTTACGGAACATTCTTTTGAGCAATAGCAATAGCCACGTTTTAATGTCCTGTATTTTGTCGTTGACGGCATATTGTCCGTCTCCACTTCTTTTCCACACCAGTCGCAATACATAATCATTCTGCATCAACCTTTCTGCATTAACCCATATTCCCGACCTTGTATAAATCGGATGATTTTTAGTACAAATTATCTCTTCACCATTTAATAACTTAACTTTGACAATATCATGCGCTTTGCTCTTAAAAATATGTGTAATGCACTTATTTTCAATTTTTCTTTTGTTTCTGTTGTATGATGTTATTATATCACCAATACATAGGTTTTTCAACTCTTTTTTCCCATTCGGTGTATCAATCAAAGTATTTCCTGGCATACACTCATCAACAACTACTACATCCCACGCATCACAGTATTCCGTCAAATTGAGTTTTGCCATAGTCTGAACGGTTGCGAATGTGATATGTGTGCCGATATTAACTTTTCCAGCTGTAATAGTACCATAGCCACCTTGCCCCAGTACGCTTTCCGCTCTCGCTTTGCTCTGATTCAGCAAATCTTGTGTATGTGTCAGCCATAAGGCTTTACCTCCAATACGTGAAATAATCTCAAGTGCTGTCTGAGTCTTGCCTGAACCTGTAGGCATAACCAGTATACCGTTTTTCTTGTGTAAAGCTTCGCATACGGCTTTTTCTTGATAAGGATATAGATTTATATTGCTATCATATAAAAGCCGTTTCAGTGGCTTTATCTGAGGTTTCCACATGGATTTATCTGGGTACATGTTCCATAGCTGATTCAACATGCCAAACGGTAATTTTAATGAATTACCGTCTTTCTCGAATAGCCATATCTCTTTTGGCGTATTGCCTGTCCACTTCCCCATTTGTTGTTTTTTATAATAATCTGGGTTGTCAATGATCAGATTACATTTACACCATGATAATATCTGAGGTGTATAATCTTTTACCGTTATATAATTATCTACAATAAAAATCATGATTTACCTCTCTTCAAACTCTTCACAGCTATCATTATATTCCGTCCAGTCTGCACAATATTCACTGTCAGGATTTACACAAACCCATCCATCATCAATATCCTCATGCTGATGCCACTTACATTCTCCACAAACCTCATAATCATTCATATCCTTTATTCCTCGCTTTCCATCTTTGCTCCACAGTTGGGGCAATATTTATGCCCTCCGCCCGTATAAGCTAATGGATAAAATGTATTACATTGGTCACACGCTTGTGCTGGCATATCTCCAACCATAATATCTATCCACCGCCCCGTCTTTTGTGGTGTGACTGGTAGTAATTCTTTAATATCTTGACATACTAATTCATTTTCTGAACTATGTCCTAATTCTGCATTACTTGCCTCAATGTATTCAAGCACCCGGCTGATGCAATCATCGCAAGACTCTTGTTTGCAAGTGATATATGTTTCATCAGGGAGTATAGTTGCTACATTTGGTTTGTTAAAAATGCCTTTTATCTCTTTTAGCATATCCGCATCAATATACGTTTTTTTTTGATGCATAGGACATTTTTCCGGTTGCTCAGGAACATCCCTTAAAACCATTCCGAC